CGGCGTGAGTAGAGATGTAAATATTTTGAATAACATTGTTTATGGCGTAGTATATTCTAACGGATTAGAAATTAAAGAAACCAGCGTTACAGATAATACCCAATTTGCAGACAATATTTTATATACAGAAAACAACGCCGGATATCTGATACAGTCTGATAGGTCGCCAGCCGGGATTGAGTTCAGCTGGAATAAACGTAGCCTGCCACGTCTCGAAAATTCCCTATTTCAGTTATCTGGCGTTGGTGTAAGTTTTGAGACGTGGCAGGCTACGACTGGAGACACCTCTGTTCACGGTCCTACCGGGTTTTTCGACGTCACCAGGTCGATAGAGACATACATGGACAGTATAGGGCAATCTGCTACGATTACTGATTTTATTAATATGGCTAGAGCACAGGACAGATTTTCCTGGGACCAGGAAATTATGGCAGGACCAGTAAATGACTGGATCAGGGAAGGATATTTCGGACCACAACGCTATGGCAACCTCCGCACATCAGGTGCACTCCGCAGTATTCCAGGCAACGGCCGGATACGTGATTGATAAGAAATTACTATCAGTCAAAAATTATACTAAATTTATTTGATAGGCTTATGACCGTAAATACCTACTTCATAGTCAATTCGATTGACCCGACTAAAACAATCACAATACGTAATCGTTTTGTCGCCGAAGTACGTTCGCGTTTCGGTCGCCTTATGGCGGATATAAAGGAAGCGGTTATTGAACTTGATGTATTGGCATTGTCGCAAGAACAACAGCGGCTTTCTCTTAATGCCTCCGGGCTTTCAACGAAGCAATTTGATTTTCCCCGAAGCGACCAGAAGATTGAAGCATTCGTTAAATGGTTGCGGGGAAAATCTGAAGAATATTTGTTATCCAGCAGGAGAAAAAGGACCGGAATCAATATCACTTTCGATAATCTTCTTACCAATCCAACCGAAGCCAGAGACTCTTGGATATCAACTTTCATTGATTCAGCATACCAGCGGGGTATCCGCAGGGCGCGGCAGGAATTGAAATGTAAGGGGATCGAGATAGATGATGGAAGTGAAGGGCTGGAAACCGATCCAATCCAAGTCTCTTTCAATGGTCCAGTCCATGTTGATCGTGTCGGATTGATTTATACCAGGGCCTATACTTCATTGAAAAGTATTACGGCCGAAATGGAGAGTACGGTTTCTGATGTATTGGCCATGGGGATTGCTGACGGGAAGGGGCCGAGGGAGATAGCCCGCTTATTAGATAAAGCAATAACCGGAGATGGAGCCAGCCTTGAGATAATTGATTCCCTTGGGAGGAAGATCCCGGCCAGGAGAAGGGCGGAAATACTTGCCAGGACTGAAGTCATTCGGGCGCATCACTCGGCCAATATCGGGGAGTATAAAGCGGCTGGCCTTATGGGTATCCAGATTCAAGCCGAACATTTAACTGCCGGTGATGATCGGGTTTGTTCAATTTGCGCCCCATTGAACGGAAAGAGATACAGCATCGAAGAGGCTGAATATATAATCCCGGTTCATCCACAATGTCGTTGTGTGGCTTTGCCGTATATACCTGAAGATTAAGAGGAGAAAAATCCAATGACCAAAGAAAGACAGATGATGCTCGCCAAGGCGGTCGCAAACACCTTGAAGCAACAGACCCTTCGCAAGCAGATAGTCGGCAATATTGAATACCAGATTTACCCTTGTGTGATGTTGGTTGAAGGGGTTCATCACGGTATTGGTTCAGACCCGGTTTATTATAATCAAGCAGTACTGGAAAGATCCGCTGCTGCTTGGAATAATATGCCAGTCACCGTCGGTCATCCGGTTCTTTCTGATGGGACGCATGTTCTCTGCAATCACGACGGAACTATCCGTCAGCAATTCCAGATTGGTCATATAGCCAATGTCAGGTTTGAGGATGGAAAGCTGAAGGCCGATATCTGGATTAATACTTCCAGGGCTTCTTCTATTTCTCCAGCCCTGCTCCAATTCATCGAGAATGGGGGAAATCTTGAGGTATCCACCGGCATGATGGCCCTTGATGATGGAACGGCCGGCATTTGGAATAACGAAGAGTTTTCCGCAAGTATAATCGATATGATGCCGGATCATCTGGCCCTACTGCCCAATTCGACTGGGGCATGTTCCTGGAATGATGGTTGCGGGGTTCGTTTTAATACCGCCGTGAAGAATAAAGAATCGCATATCATCCTCATCAATAGCCTCGATCTTATGGCATTGCAGGAGAGAATACGGATTTATATTGACTCCATGGACGTATACGATCGGAACACTGATCAGTCAATAATTATTAATTTCACCCGGGCTATTTACTCGGATCATTTTATTTACAAACAAAGAGTTCGAAGACCGAACCAACCAGAAATTGAAGTTCTATTGAAACAGGAATATGCCGTCGATGACAATGGCGAATTGAGTTTTCCAACTCCGGCCGCAGAGGTCGTTGAGGAAATTACCTATAAACCAAAAGCCAATGAGGGCGCAGTACAACTTGCCAATACCAACACCCTAAAGGAGGGAACAATGGCAGAGACAAAAGGAAAGAAATGCTGTGAGGCAAAAATTAACGCCCTCATCGCAAACGACAAGAATGCTTTCGCGGAGACTGATCGCGAATGGTTGACCAGCCTGAATGATGCGCAGATTGAAAAACTGATCTCCAATGATGAGGTGGCGACGGAGCCTGTGAAAACGGAAGCTCCAGTAGCCGCTCCCGCCGCACCGGTTGATCTGACCGGATTCTTGAATTCGGCACCCCCTGAGATCCGGGCCGTCTTGAATTCTGGCCTGCGGGAACTCGACAATAAGAGGGCGAACCTGATCACCCGCATTATTGCCAATGAACAGAATACCTTCAAGGAAGATGCCCTGAAAGGAATGGATGTTTCCATGTTGGAATCCATCGCTGCCTTGATCCCGGTCAAGCCTACATCTCGGCCGAATTTTTCTGGCCGCAGCCCCGGCGAGACGATAGTCAATGAGGGTGAAGGCCCCGGCGAAGAGGCCTATGTTCCTCGGACTCTTGAGGATATTTTCGCCACGAAGCAGTAAACGACTCGGTCTGACTACGGCCCGATTTAAACAAAAATCCCTTTTGAAAGGAGCAATAAAATGGCTGATACACGTAGAAAAACAATCCCTCTCTTGGGGGATGTTCTTACCAAATTCAAAACCTCAACTGCCGCTGCTATTAAGCCCGGCCATTTGATTGAGGTCATCACTGGCGGAACCGTTCGAGTTCATGCTACTGCTGGCGGAAACGCCGTGAAGATGTTTGCCATGGAAGATGAAGGCCAGGGCAAGACGATTACCGACGCCTATGCAAACAGTTCTCTCATTCGTTGCATCATCCCCCAGCGCGGTGCGGAAATTCTTTGCCGGCTGGCAGATGGGGAATCGGTCGTTGCTGGCGACTTCGTTGAATCAGCAGGTGGCGGTGAGCTTCGCAAACATGATCCAATCCTGAATGCGAATAGCTCCAGCGATACCCCGATTATTTACCCCGAGGCTATTATTGGTCAGGCTGCCGAAGCCTGCGATATGTCTGGCTCTACCGGGGAAGATCCGACTGGGCTTTTTGCAGTCGAAATCATCTAATAATATTCGATTCGATTTTTATCGGTCAAACTTTGAATAGGAGAAAGAAATGAACAAAGGTTATGTACTCGATGCTACCTCCCTCGGTGGTGGCCCGCTTGCGCAAAGATTGCTCAACAGCGGAATGGATGTCAATGTCCTGAAACCGTGGATCGGGACTGATGGATATGCTTACCAGACGATAATTGTAAATGGTAAAGCGGCCGCTATGCGGATCAATACCGCTACTCTTCGTAAGGATGAGTGGATTCAAATGGATACGGCGGTTCTCATGGCCGCACAAGCACGACTCAGCGCCGTTGCCGATCTTTATTCCCGGAATTTGGTTTACCGGATAGGTAATGGCCTGGCCCAGACCGTCCTGCAATACCAGGATATGGGAGAGTTCACCGAGGCGGAGCTGACCATGGATGCCATTTCCAAGACTCAGAAGGATCGCTTGGAATACGGTCTCAACTCCTTGCCTCTGCCGATTGCCCATAAGGACTTCTCCTTCAATAGCCGCTTCCTGGCTGAAGGTCGGAGACTCGGCAATGGAATCGATGTTACTTCTGCTGCTGCCGCCGGTCGAGTTGTCGCTGAGAAAGTTGAGAACATGCTCGTCAACGGCGCCAGTTCATATACCTATGGTGGCGGCACCATTTATGGGTATGTTGATTTCCCGCAGAATAATGATGTGACCCTTGCTGCTCATTGGGATGCCTCCGGCACGACCGGTGAAGATATCCTTGATGATGTTCGCGCCATGAAACAGGCAAACATCGACGCCCATCACTACGGCCCGTATGTCCTGTATGTTCCTCCGAATTACGAAACGGTTCTTGACGATGACTACAAGAGCGAAAGCGACAAGACCATTCGGGAGCGCATCCTTGGTATCAGTAATATCGCCGATGTAAAAGTCCTTGATTACCTGCCGATTGATAAGGTTCTGTTGGTTGAGATGAATCCTGAGACGGTCCGGATGGTTGAAGGCTTGCCGATCAATACGGTCGAATGGCAGGAAGGCGGCGGATTCGTCACCAACTACAAAGTCCTGACAATCATGGTCCCGCAGATTCGGGCTGACCAGAACGGCAACTGCGGCATCTGCCTGTTGTCGTAAGCTGATCGATTAAATGCAAGAACATATCAAGAATGATGAGGGTTTATTCTCATCATTCTTTTGAAACCAATCAGATATGGAGTTAAAAATGAACCAACTTCACAGGTGGAAAAAGAAAGACCGGACCGGAACCCATTCGTTTTGGTACGAAGGGGTGAAATATACCATTACGTCTGGGATGGTAATCCCCGTTCTTGTTCCGGAATCGGCCCTTGGCGGTGCAGCCAGGCATTATGAATGTCTTGATCCTATCGAGAATCCAATTGATGATTCAGGAAATCCTAGACCTGCTTTAGATTCTCCTGATGCTAAAGGACCAATAATCATTCCTCACGGTAAGAGCAAAACCCGGTTTGATATTATCAATCCGGATAATCCCGACAAGCCCTTGAATGATAAGCCGTTGAAAAAAGCAGAAGCACAAGCGGCCCTCGGGAAGTTGGTTGAAGAATCCGACAAACTCGCCTTGACCGTCAAAGAAGAATTGAAAAAAGAACTTGACGGAATGAACTGGGATCAGCTCGTGGAGATGATGGAAAAAAGCGAGATCGAAATACTCGACGAGTACGAAACCGAGGATGATCTCAGGGCCGCAATTATTACCTCCATGACCGAGGAATAATCATGCCACTCTGGACTATCCCCGAGTTATGGCCAGGCTCCACCGTATTTATCATCGGCGGTGGGCCTTCGCTTCTGCAGCAGGATTTGACCCCTATTCATACCCAGCGGGTAATCGGCGTAAATCACGCCTTCTCGCTCGGTCCTTGGGTCGATATCTGCTGGTACGGGGATAAGGAATGGGGTTATACCAATGCTAAGAAACTACGGGAATACGGCGGAATAATCGCCACCTGTTCCGCAGCGACTGAGCAGAATCGATTCCCCAATATCAAATACGTAAATCGATCCAAGCAATACGGGATTGAATATGTCAAACG